GGGAGTGTTACTGAAATATTTCATGTGTAACACTTGTAACATTTGTGACTAGTAGGGGTGTTTCACGTTGGCATGAAATAGCCATAAGCTGAAACATCCATGAATGGAGAATTAGGCGTAAAGTATTACATGTAACATTTCTTGTAATACTTGTAACATTTATGACTAGCGTTTTTCGTTCTTATGAATGAATGGAAACGTTGTTACATATATACCCCTTTAGGGGGTATATGTAACATTTCTTTTTTTGGTTCTTTTTTTCTTTATTTGGGAAGTAATGTAGGGGTGTTTTGTGAGATATGTTTAGTAATGGCGGTAACTTAACTTATAAATCCTTGGAGATTTTTGATTTATTTGGTATTTTTAGATAGGGGCATAGAGTAAAACTTATTTTTTATGATGATTTAAATGAAATTGTTGAATATTTTATATTTGTTTACCTCCTTACCCAATAGCTCTATGCCTTCTTAAATAGTCAGGGGATCAGGAATAAATTAATGGCTGAAAAAAAAGATTCAAGATTAAAACGTGTAGGGGTGTCTGGGTATAACAAACCCAAAAGAACGCCCTCCCACCCTACTAAATCCCATGTCGTTGTAGCAAAAGAGGGTAGTACGGTAAAGACGATTCGGTTTGGGCAACAGGGAGTCACAGGTGACAGAACTATGACCAAACGAGCCAAGTCTTTTAAAGCGAGACACAGAAAAAATATAGCCAGGGGCAAGATGTCCGCAGCTTATTGGGCTAATAAAGCAAAGTGGTAGCCCTGTTTAAGCCTATTTAAGGAGTTTTAAATGGCTAAAAGTAAATCTAGGAAAGGACTTTACGAAAATATCCATGCCAAACGTAAAAGGATAAAAGCAGGGTCCAAAGAAAAGATGAGAAAACCCGGACAGAAAGGTAGACCCACGGCAAAAGCGTTTAAACAATCGGCAAAAACTGCCAAAAGGAAGTGATCAATGCCTAAAGGAAAAGGAACATACGGATCTAAAAGAGGACGACCCCCTAAGAAAAATAAAAAGAAAAAAATGTAAGTGCTAAAAAAATGGTAGCCCTTACTGATGAACACAAACAAGAAGCTGTTCGCAGGCTAGAAAAAGAATTTGCAAGACGCAATTTCGTTTCACCTGACGGAGAACAACCAGACTTCCTTGATAAAGTTAAGATCCTAGAAAGATCACAACTACATTCAGGGGTGTCTGGTGGTGCCGCACCCTTTCAGAAGTGGCCCTACCTTGTAGATTTAGCTAAAAGCCTTGTGGAAAATAGACTTGTTACAGTATTAAAAGCAAGGCAGTTAGGTTTTTCGTGGACATCAGCAGCATATGCAGCGTGGTTATTAACATTTAGTGAAGGTACAAACGTACTTATGATTTCAAAAGGACAGGCAGAAGCCTTTTCTTTACTTGATAAAGTTAGATTTATACTTAAAAATCTTCCAAAAGATTGGCAGTCTTCTTTATCTCCTGACTCAAGATCGGAAATAGGAATACCGTCAAGGGATTCTAAAGTTGTTGCCCTTCCTTCAACAGAAGATGCAGGTCGTTCAGAAACTGCATCCGTTGTCATACAAGACGAAGCAGACTTTCATGAATATCACGCAGCTAATTACGCTGCCGTAAAACCAACAATTGACGCAGGTGGACAGATGATTATGGGTTCCACCTCAAACAAAAGAAACATGAGTTCCCTGTTTAAAGAAATATACAGGGCATCAGGTGACACAGCAGAAGAAGGGAATGGATGGACTAAAGTCTTTATTCCTTGGAGCGCTAGACCCGAACGAACAGAAAAATGGTACGAAGGTGTCAGAGCCACAGTCCCTACATCTGATTTGAGCGGTATGTCACCAGAACAATTTATGGAACAAGAATATCCCGGTGACGAAAAAGAAGCCTTGTCACCCCCTAGAGCGCAATCTATTTTTGATCGGGATATCATTACTGGCATGGCTGATGATTGTATATCACCTCTACGAACCATCGGTCCTGCCAGTATTTACAAAGAACCGAGAGCCGCTAGAAGATATGTTGCAGGTACAGACGTAGCTTCAGGTGTAGGTATGGACTACTCCGTAACCGTAGTTGTAGATGTTAACTCCGGATATGTAGTAGCAGATCTTGTGACAAACACAATCCAACCAGAGGATTTTTCCGTAGCTTCTATGAAACTATTAGAACTCTACAATAATCCCGATTGGGCTATCGAAAATAACTTTTCAGATACAGTTTTGACAATTGCACGAGATGAAAACTACCCGAAACTCTACAGACGCAGAGTAGGTAGAGGTAAAAATGTCAGAAAAGAATACGGTTGGCGTACAGACCGTATGAGCAGACAACAACTCTTCGATGAACTTAGAGCATCTTTTAACGCAGGACACTTAACGATTCCCAATAAACAGGGACTCGATGAATTTTCTACAATAATAGCTGCACCTGGTGAAAAACCACAGGCAATGGGTGGCGCTCATGACGATTATGTCATGGCACTCGGCATTGCACTAATGGTTAAAAACGAAAGAGGAATTAAAAACCACGCAAAAATAATTAGAATGCCCGCATTTGCCTAAATATTAAAAGGATGAACTATGGCTGACTTGAGAGAGAGACCGGATGAAGAAATAATAAATAGGTTCCATTCAAAGATGGGGGAACTGTGGTCAAATGCGCACGAAGAATTTCGTGATAATGACGCATACTATCAAAGAAAATTTAAAGTGTGGTCAAATACCTATCAGGGTAGACCCGTATTTTATGACTCAACCCCAACACACTTGGTTGACCACGCAGTTGCAACACTTATGTCGTTCTCTCCACGCATACACAGAGAACCCGTAGGCGAAACAGAACAACATAAACAAGACGCAACTAAACTTGAACACGGTTTAAAATCAATTATGGATGACGCAGCTTTACACGAACCTACAATTCCGTGGAAGGTATGCGCACAATATCTTGTGGCTCATGGATACGCAGTAGTTGAAGCTCCTGTTTTAGTAGGGTTAGGTGACAGACCAACAGAACCTGTCGAATCAGACTTTGATGACGAGCAAGCGTTCGAGACAGCAAAAACTATTTACCGTGCAAACAGGAAATCGTTTAACCCTGTCAGAATTAGAGTTCCACATCCGTCTACAGTTTTAATGAATCCTAGAGAAAAAGTACCAACTGTAGCTATAAAAGCGTCAAAAATGACAGCTCAAGAACTACACGAACAGTCAATTACAAAGAAAAGAAAACAACGCAGAAAATACGCAGAAATATTTGACATGGGAAATAAAGACCCATGGGACGAAGTAGAAGTATGGGACTATTGGACTCCGTACTGGCACGTTAAACTTGTCGCAAATTCATCGCCGTCATATAACTCGTCTCCAACAGCAAGAGCCGCAACACCAATATGGATGGAGCGAAACACATGGGGCTTTGTTCCATTTGTACACTCATTTGCAGGTTGGGGTATGGATATGGCAGATACGGGTGGCGACCCTAAGAACTTTGCTCAAGGTATATTGGGACCTAACAAAGAAACAATTAGAAAAAGAACTCAGGAAATATCTGCGTTCCATCAGATACTTTTAAGATTTGCATATGCACCAATGGGAACATCCCGTGACCCCATAACATTGGCACAGGCAATATCAAATGAAGGTATATTGGAAGGAGATCCACAGGACTTTTGGGTAATGAATACCCCAGACGTACCCGGATGGGCGTTACAACTTAGAAGTCAGACTGATTCCACACTTGAAATGGGTACATACTCCTCCGCACTAGCAGGGGTACGACAGGCAGGTGTTACAACCGTAGGTCAACAGGCAATATTAAATACAGCCGGTATGAGAATCTTTTCAGGTGTCGCACTTCAAAGAGAACACATGGCATCTATTGTCGGTTCAAGAATATTACAACTTGTAGATAGCGTATCTGAACTTGCAGGAGGAATAGGGGCAAACGGAAAAACACTAAACAGAAGCACCATCCATAACGTCTACGGTATACAAGTAGCATTCCCTCACGGAGAACCTGTCATGGAATTACAGCAACGTCAGATGGCTATGAGCGAATACGGCGCAGGGTTGATAGACCCAATGACATATTACGAGACCGCAGGATACGAAAACGGTACCGAAATAAAACAGAGATTAATAGAAGAGTCAGTTAGGAACCTTCCTTCTGTAAGAGAAAAGATTGAAACTCTTGTAGCACAACAAATGGGACTTGTAGATTCAGAAAACCAAGCTGCCGCCGGACAAGAGATTGCAGCTAGGCAACAAGCTATGGGTCCACAAATACCAGGAGTTCCTCCCGGAGCCGGTATGGGCGGAGGAATGGCAGGACCGCCACCCGGAGGAGCAGCTCCCGCTGATTTGAACGCACCTTTAACGCCAGATACATTTAAACCGGAGAGAATAGACCTTGGCAGATGAAAATCCAATAACAAAAGCTATATTTCAAATAACGCAAGAATATCAGCGGCTTAAAAAAGACGCTCCTAAAAAACAAGCTCCAAAGATAAAGGCTAAAAGAGCGCCTGGAGTTGATCCGATAAAAAGGATACTTGAAGAAAGGGGTATAAACGTAAAAAGGTTGAGGAAGCCAAGATGACAACACAGGGAGGATTTTCATATATTACACCGGAAGAAATAAAAGAAGGGACAAAAGGGTTTGATACTTTCGATTTATTTGCATATTATGCTTACGGTTATGCGCCAGTACTTGCAGAACAAATAAGAACTTTAAATGCTTGGTATTCGGGAACTACCGCTGAATTTGAAACACCATCAGGGCAATTCGCAAATGCCATGGGTAACATAGAAACTTTGGGAGTTGGTGCTAGTAGCCAAAAAACTAGATTGACTCAAGTTGCCGAGAATTTTTCCGAAGAAGATGCATCAGATTTGATTATCGAAATTTCCAAGAATATTATATCCGATCCATATATTGATTTGACTGATGTTACGGTGGATGAAGTAGTTGTTTATGTAGGAGAAAATTTATTTAAAGATTGGAATTTTGATTTAGGTGAACTAAACGAAGAGACGGGTCAATGGACAAAAAAGATTTCTGATAGAAATGTTATTCCAGCAGAAAAATTGTCACTAACAAAAGGTCCTGAGTGGCACGATATAGCATTATCGAAAATTAATATTAAAACCGATGAAAGCCTAAGAGATCCAAGCACTCTCTTAATGGAAGACAAACTGAAAATTGCTCTTGATTCATTGGTTGAAGATGGCGTTCTTGGCGTTGACGCAGTTGTTATCAGGCGAATGATGCTCGAACCA